GCAGATCCACCTGCTGCAGCTATAGTTAAATCATTACCACTATTAGTTAAAGTAATATTAGTTCCTGCTACAAGAGTTGCTTTAGACTCATTTCCAAGTTGATCTGTTAATTTAATATCAGCATTTGCTCCATCTTGTACTGAACCTATAGTATAAGTAGTGTTATTATCACCAGTTACTGTTGCTGATGTAAAGTCTGCATTTCCTGTAAACTTAATTGTTGTTGTTGATGCTTCTAATGGTAGTGCTGTACCTACACCATCAGAGATCACTCTGTTTGTTCCATCAAGAGCTGCATTATCTAAAGTCTTTAATATACCTTGATAAGTAGCGTCTATTTGTTGTCCTGTTAATGTTGCCATAATTTATTAATTTGTATTTATTTTAATTTATGTTAGTGACCATGTTCTTGTTTCAGCTTCCCATTGATTTGTATTTAAATCCCATTGGAATGGTGCTGATGGAACTGGTGCTTGTGATAATGCATACCACCATGTTCCATTTTGTGGTGCTGTAATACCATAGTAATTTGCTAATGCAATAGTCCAACTTCCATAAAGAGGTTGAGTTATTCCAAAATTAATACAAAGTGCTTGTAACCAACTTGAATTTACTGGCTCTGTAACACCTAAATATTCACAATAACCTTGTAACCAATTACCATTAACTGGTTCTGTTACTGCTCCTTGACTTTGAATTAATACGTATTGTTGTTGTACTGATTGCATATATTATTTTCTTAATTTTGTGACAGCATCAATGACTCCGGTTGTTCCTATATATACTGTTGCTATAGTTACCCAATCTGATGATGTTAGATCACCAAACACAGCGAGGGCAGTTGCTATGACGAATACAAACAACTTCTTACTAACCCAGCTATTTAACTTTTTGTCCACTGTTCCCATTTTTACGTAAGTATATTTTTAACTTTTTAACATTATTGCGAGTAGCCTTAGTTGCAGCTGCTACAGTCGGGGTCGCAATCCGTCCCGCAATCTGCGTATATCCAGAGATCTCTTTCATTTCTAGTTGTTGGTATTTTAGTTACTAATTGATTTTGATATGCTTCACCTCTATCAGGTTGCATACCATCTGTTCCAGGATTTTGATATTCTGGAAACATACCAGGATTATCTTGTAAATATTCCCTTAATCTTTCATCATAGAACTGTGCCAAGTTCATGGCATTCTGTCTAAGATATTTCATATCTTCCAATGTCGATGCAGCAGTTTCTTCTGAAGTTCCACTAACAATTCCTTTTTCTACTAATTTATATTTTAAACTAGGTAACACTAAATACAATGCATATTGCATAAGTGAAGGTCCAACATAGTCACGTAAGAAATTATTCTCGTTAGTAGTTAAATCATTTGCTACAACTCCTGATTTTAATCTATTATAAAAACGAGATCCTAATGACTGCTGTGTATACACACTTTGTGCATTTAAAATGCTTGGTGTAAGAACATCAATGCGTATGTTATTATCTAATGAAGTCCATTGCTTCATTCTTTGTTCACTAACTAGTAATACTGTGTCCATTTGTTTTATTATATTTCGTCTGGGTATACGTCTGCATCTCTTGTATTAGGTGCATCTTGGTTAATATCACCAGGTGCATCACTAACATCACTCATACTTAATAACCTATTTGGTTTAATTTTCATTTTAACATTATAACCTGCAAGTTTTAAAATATATCCAAAACTAGATAATATCTTTTTACGTTTAGGTTCAATTACTGTTCCCTCGAAGTGTGCATAAGCTACTGCGATCTCATCTGCATTATTACTAAAACCACTAGCATCTTTAATTCCTAACAAAAGTGGTGATGTAATTCTATGACTTGTCAAAATTCTACTTGAAATTCGCTGTTCAAGTGTAATGTAATAGTCATCATTCGAAGCATCAATAGTTTGGACATCCATAGCTCTTTCAGAACCATCAGAGAATGTTAAAAAGAACTTCCCAGCATTAGATTCCGAACTAAATGTATTTTGAATTTCTCTATAAATTTCACGCTGTGCCTCTGGTGTAGGAATACCATTGTTCATTTTTATTATCATGGAAGGCATTAAATTTTGTGATATATTAGAATTGTGAAAGACACTAATTCTGTGATCTAAATTTATATCATTTAATGCACCAACATAACCAGGTAAAGGATAAACCTCATTACCAGGAGTATAGTTAAAACAATAATAAACTTGACTTGCGTTGTCTCCTTTGTTATCTGTTGCATCAAAGCATTTATACGTTTCAAACGGATATTTACGAAGATTCGCCCAATTAGACGAATACATGTACTCATTAACTTTATCTTCTTCATCTCTTTTACCAGATCTAACGTTAGCAAACGGTAAATGGTAAATTTCAGCAATACCAGTTCCTTCTTTATTCCATATAACATTGATAGAATAACCCTGATATAACGCATAATCTAATGTAATTTTTTCAAGTATTTCATCTATACTTTCTCCAGCAGTATTGATATATTCATCACCAATAGTTTCTAAACCTTCTCCTAAAATACCTTCTTTAATTGCATCTACACAAGTATGGTGCATTGCAGAGTTATCATATAAATCAATTAATAATTGTGGAAATAAATTATCAGCACCAAAGCTCATGTAATCTTTTCCTCTAACTTCTTTAATTGCTGGTAATTCAATAGCTTGGAACTGAGATCCTTTAATTGAATATAAATTGTTATTTTCTTCCATATTTGTTTTTAATAATTTGGTCTATAATATACATCTGCTACTCTTTCTTCAGTGTCTGTTCCTGAATCATAAGCAACTGTTCCCATACTTCCTCCTGGTTCTGTAATTAATTTGGCTAAACCATATGATATTGGATTATTATTAATAGATAATGACCAATTATATACACCGTTCTTGTGTTCATCACCAAATCCAGTTGGAAAAGTTATACTGTACTTTGTATATCTATCTCCCGTAGTTAACGCAGTTGCAGTTAACTCCAATGGTTGATGACTATACTGACTAGTTAAAGTGAATATATAATCTGTCAATGTTTGATTAGCTAGATTTAAATATATGTAAGTTTGAAGACTACCTTCAATAGCGTATAACGTCATGTTAATTAACTTTGTTTCTATACTATTAAATATAAAAAACATAAAAGTTGGTGTATGATCTTAAAATGTGATAAATTTCTACCTATTGCCAGTATGGATGACGCAAGATTCATTCAATGGTTAGATCAAGTAAAACAAATGGACTGGTCTGACTATGAATTATGGGTATATGGTGGTATATTACACAAACCAATAACTAGAGATTTAGATGCTAGTTTAGTAGGTCCATGGAATCCTGATAGAATTAGACTACTTTTAGATGGAATGTACCAGACAGCGTTTGAACTACAAATAGAACCAGATATAAAGTACCAAACACTAGAACAGTTAACACAACCAGGCTCACCTCTGCTGTCAGGGTACCCACCTAGTATGTTATTAGTAGGTAATAAAAAACTATTATGTGGTAAATTAGGTGATGGTAATTTGAGATGGAAAAGATCACCTATAAAGACTATAAATCCACCTAAACAATTGATATAAAAAAAGAGGACCTAAGTCCTCTTTCTTCGTCATATATAGAGACAATCTATGTAGCTTATGCTACTACGATTGATGAATCTACAGTGTACATCGGGTGTGCTTCAATACCTCCGACAATGATCTGCATTTGGTTAGCGTCAGCATATGCTGTTCCACTAGCCGCAGTTCCAGAAATCATATATCCTCCTCTTTCTAATCCAACTGACCAGAATACTCCGTTATTGTCTTTAGCGATGATAATTAAATCAGTTGCTTCAGATAATAAAAGTAATTGGTTTCTCATATCAGTATTCATCTTGTTGAATACCATAGTTAATTGTTGATCAAATGTAGCAGTTCCAGCTTCTTGTGAAACTGTAATTGTACTATTTAAGTTAGAAGTTTGTCTTGGTGTTTGAAACTCAAAGAAATCCGATGGTCCGATTGAGCTCCCACCTACGGTGATTGCTGTTACATTTCCAGACGTTTCTGTGATTGATTGTACTGGACCATTAGCGATATAGATACTTTCTATACCTCCCTGGTTAGTATTACAATCTCTAGATAGTCCTGCAACGATATTACTACAAGCCATAATTTATTCGTGTTTTTTTAAGTTAATTATAATTAGGAGTGTCAATGCCTATGCAGCAAAAACACTCCTAATTTAAGGTTATTTATTAAGCCATGTCGTTTGTAGCGAAGACGTTAACCTCTCCTACTCCTACTCCAAGTCTCCAAGCTGCTCTAAACTTCATTACATCAGCTGCTTCATCATAGAAGAAACGGAAGCTATCTAGCTCATCTGTCAATCCGGTAGCTGCAAGGATCATTTTACCTGGTCCAGCAAATTTGTAATCAGAACCAACTAATCCTGAAGACTTAACTACAGTGATATTTGTACCTGGTAAGATAAGAATATCATTAGATTCTACACTATTAAAGTGATATAAATTTTGTGCTACTAAAGCTCTGACTAGGGCCCTGTAAGAATCGGGAGAAACAGTCATGATTAAATCGTCTCTGTCTTTTACAGATTCGTCGATTGCATCATATAAATCAAGTGCTTGAGAAAACGCATTTGCTGCCGTCCAGGCAGCAGGAGTTCCCGCTTGTAAATTAGCTCCGTTTGCAGAAGTAATCTGTGCTTTTAATCCTGTAGTTGTACCGAAACCATTGATTAAGAAACCTTCATTGTATTTTCTTAATTTGTCAGTATAACTCTCCGCAATGACGTTCTCAAATGGTAAGAAGTCGTTACCAGTACCTGCGTTCATAAAAGAACTTTGGTATACCGATCTCAAATCTTCAATACACATTTCCGTCTTGCTCTGGAGAGACTCAATTGTGACGTTTACTTGCGAGTAAGTTACTTCACCGTCTGAAGTCCATCCACAAGATAATGCTGATACAGGTAAGTCTGCGTCAACTAAGTTAATGCTTACTACACCACTACTAAA